GATATTCATCAATCGGCCCTGAACATTTGTCAGCTGTCCCTCCAACTTATTTCCCTGATCTTGGCTTAATCCGGAAATGCCTTTACTCGCGGCCGATCGTGAGCTTTCTGCATCCGGCATGAACAGGTCAAAGCCTTGCCGCTTCATTTCGTCGCGTACTTCCTCCATGTTTTTTCCGTAGGCAGCAATCTTGTCCTTGTAATTATTCGAGAACCAGACGATATCGTCGACGATGCTTTCGTCTCCGCTTGCACTGAAGCTGTCTTCCATCCGTTTTTGAAGTTCGTCGAACATCTTTTGAAAATGCGCCGAAAACACAAGCTGACCGAGTATATTCTCGATCGTCCCCGTTATTTTCCGATCGAAAACGTCTACGGCGGCATACAGATCGTCATTCCTGAAGCTGTCGATCAGCGCCGACGAAAGACTATTCCCGATGTCGCCGGCCAGGTCGGCGAAGGTCTGCCGCATCTGCTCCTGAGCGTCCAGCGCTTTTTCGCGTATTTGCTCCCAGTTATCTACGAGTTTTTTTGTTGCGTCATCCAGCTTCGCATAATTTTCCAGGATGGCGGGGTTGAGCTCGAATGTTTCCGTTCCGGATTTCAGGATCGACCCGAATTTTTTCTGTAGCGAGTCAAATACGGGTACAACCTTCTTTTGTGTCGCTCCGAAAATGCCGCCGAGAAGCCCTCCGATGGCCGCGCCGATGGCAGTGCCAACGCCGGGTATAATAGATCCTACTGCCGCTCCTACTCCTGCGCCCGCTCCTGCTCCGCCGGCTATATTGCTACCGGAAACTACCTTTTTGGTTCCCGTCTGTATTTGCCCGCCGGATAACCGGTTCAGTGATGAGTTTAATTCCTTCATCGCCTGCCGGTACTGGTTTGCACCGGCAACGGCTTTGGCGTAAGGATTCTCTACCCCGAAAATATTGGCTCTGTTGTATTCCAGCTGTTCTATTCGCAACAGCTTTGCTTTTTGAACCGATTCGTCAATCTTTTCGTTCCATTCGGCCTGCTTTTGCCTGTTTTCTTCCAGCTGCGAACTTGCCATCCCGTATAATTTCACCAATCCGTCAATCGCAATTCCGACTTGGTCGCTCGTGGTTGCTTCCTTGTCAAGTGCCGCCGTTACCATATCCACGCCTGCGGCAATACCGGAAAGTGATTCGCCCAACTCACCCCCCACGCCGGATAATGTGTTTAACCAGTCCTTCAGATAGAGGCCGATTTCCCGCACCCTGTCGGTAGGAATTTTTTTCAGTGAAGCGGACAATTTGTCTATCTCCGACCTCGTGAGTTTGATATCTTCAGCCACGTCCGCGCCGTTGCGCTGCATTTCTTCCAGCTTGGCGAGCCTTTTTCGCTGCCCGTCAAGTTCTATGCGCAGCAACTTCTCCTGCCTGTCGGTTGCAAGAAGGGGCTGCCGGTCATCAATTTCTTGTTTTCGAAGAGCAAGCTCTGTTTCAATCTCGATCTCGCGTAACTGCGCCTCACCCGTTTTTTGTCTTTTTGCCTTCAGCCTGGCATCGTCTATCTGCGCCAGCAGCTCGCTGTTGCCTTTTGCCTTTTCGGCCAACTCTCCGTAATAGTTGTCAATATCGGCAAGCTCTTGATTGAGTCGTGTTTCGAAGTTCAATTTCAGGTCATTTTGTATCGACTTGTAAAGGTTTGCCGTCTCTTCGTCTATTTGCCGGATCTGGCTGTCATATTTCTTTTTTGCCTGCATCGCCTGCTGCACCGACAAATCGTTGTAGCCGTTTATTTCCGTTTCCGGAATCGAAACTCCCGCCTTTTGCAATTCTGTTACGTGCTTGTCATATTCTGCTTTTTCCCTCCCGATTTCGTACAGACGGTTTTCATATTCCAGTTCTGCCTGCGCTTTTCGCTTTTCCTCTCCCTCTTTCATGAGGGATATTTCTTCTTCCTTTATTTTTCGTAGCGCATCGATACGCATTTCCGACAAACGGTTTTCGGGTGGGGTTGCTTTTTCCGCAGTTCGGTTGGTTGAAGCATTCAAATCCGAAAGAAGTTTCACGTTATTTTTCGTAAGTTCCTTGATCAGATTTTCTCCTTTTTCGTTTTCTTTTTTGAGCTCTGCCTGCTTTCTTCTTTCGCTTTCTATCGCCGCCTCTATGTTTGCTTCATTTGCCTCCTTGATTGCCTCGGCTGAAGGTTCGATATATGTCCCCTGACTTACGTTACTCCCCCCCACGTATTTACCAGGTGCAGAATATTTTTTGGGCGCAGTTGCCTTACCGGATGCATAATCTTTTTCGAGCTGTTGACTTTCGGCAATTTGTATAGTCCTTTTTGCGTTTTCCACCGCAATACTTTTAGCCACTTCCATGTTGGCCAAGGCCTGAACGTATTCGAGCAGCGCATTTTTATTGGCGATCAGTGCACCCGTTTCTTTGTCGAGATAGCCGTTATAGGCCGGCATCAGCCCGTTTAGCGTATTAAGCGCCTTAATACGCTCGCTTTGCGGTTTGGTTATGTCCGACGCTGCCCGCTCGAGATCCTGTAGTTTGACCACTTCATCCTCTATACTTTTAGCAGCTTCGGCCTGCATCTTTTTCAGGTTTTCGCTTTGCGCTTTGATCTCATCCTGCTTCTTTTTCCACTTGTCGTACGCAATAACCAAAGCCGTTATTCCGGCGATTAAGATACCTACGCCCGAAACCATCAACGCCTTTGAAGCAACAGCACCGATTTTCAGCTGCGTATTCAGAATCTCCTGCGCTGCTGCCCATTTCTTCTTCGCGCCCGTAAGCAGAACAATAGAAAAATAGGAGTCTTTGTTAAGTGTTTGTGACACTTGCTGCAGCCCTATTGTCGTTGCCATCACGGCCTGTAGCCTCGTCTGCACTTCCTGCAGCTTTTCCTGCTCGGTTCCGAGCAGGGACGCAATTCCTACGCCAGCACTCATCGCGCCGGATAGCCCTGCCACCGCGTCCGCCGTTGCACGGATGTACCTCTCGTCGTCTGCCAAAACGCGTCCTTGTTGGGTGATGTCGCCGTACTTGTCCTGCATCCGACCGAGTCGCTCCATGGCAGCCCGATATTCGTCCGTACCCTCGGTCATCCTCGCCATCTCGTTTTTCAGGTTCATGATCTGCGTGCGCAACTGAGCCTGCTTGCCCGATGTTCCTCCTACTTGTGCGTTAAGCTCCGAAAGGGATTGCTCGGCCGATTTCAACTCCCGCTCGGCCTCGAGTAGCGATGGTATGAGTTTCTTCTTCTGGGAGTCGTCCGACGCGCGGGATATTTCCCGCTCTACGGATCGAATATGCTCCTTCAACTCTCCTATGAACGCCTTCTGCCTTTCGATCTCGATTTTGAAATTTTTGGTCGAAGAGCTTACGTTGTTGTTCAGGCTTTCAAATCCCGAAGAGGTCTTATCGTCAAACAGCACTTCCAGTCTTACCGGTTTCATATTATTCAAAATAATTTTGGTGGGGCGTCTGCTACCATTCGCATGATTGTATCGAAGGGTATTTTCCACAAAATGTACCGGTAGCTCCACCCGGTTTCAGACGCTATTTGCCATACAACACCGAAAAGGCTATGGGAACTTCCGTTCGTTAACTCCTTTTCTTTTCGCGGCTCAGTCTTGGAGCGACTATATTTATCGCTTCCGCCGATCTGATAATATCGATAAAAGACTTCGAATCGATAAGTTGCATGAATTTGGCGCAGGAAAGCATCAATACGTCCGGGTGACATCGCCACCTCAGGTATGCAGCAAATGGGGGAGCAAGTACTTTACCGCTAAAAAATCCGGAGTAAATCATCAATGCAACCATTTTCGACACTTCTTTGCCGTGCGTCGACATAAATTCGAGCCTTTGTCGCTCGTCAAAATCGTTCATTTCGGCTACGGTAACCCCCGTTTTTAACCATACCCGCAATATGCGAAGCAGCCCGCCCAGGGGCGGGCGCTTGATTGTTGCACGCGGCACAAATTTCCATTTCCCGAGCCGGAGCGGACGCAATGGAATGGAGATGCCAACGTCCAACAGCGCTTCCGCGGCTTCCAGTTCCCCAATCATAAGTCTATCCCTCCAACGGAGCCGTGTTGTCGATAGAGAAGGGTGAAGCCTGACCGTCTGAAAGCACCGTTATGGTGCAATCGAAGCCAAGCGGAGAGTCCGATCCGATGTCACCGGACATGTTTTCTCCGACCAGGGAAGCTTTTGCCGCGGTAATCACTTGGCCGGTTACGGTTTCTATCTCGAGGGGACCCTCCTGCACAACCTGAAGAGCGGGAGCGTTCCATTTGCCGGGAACAGTAGCATCGGCCGAACCACCAAGTACGTCGACCAGATTTTGCACTTTCAGTTCGATCAGCTTAAACTTCATCTCGATCGTTCCGGCTTTTTTGAGCACTTTCTTCACAACTGACCGCGTTTGTGCGGCAACTACGGTAGCGTACTCGGGTGCGCTTCCGCCCCACTGCACACCGTCCTCCGATATCAGTCCGATTTCTTTCCCCGCAAACCTTATTTTCGCGAGCAATAGCGCAATTCCATCTAATTCTGCCATGTTTGTATAAATTTTAAAAGATTTTGAGTTTTTGTTTTACCAGCCACATAACCGCATAAACGGCCAGCAGCACAATTGTTATGTCTCCTATCGTGAGGCGTAACTTTTGCCATTTTGTCAGCTTGTTTACCTCTTTTGCGACTTCAATATATACCGGTACTTCAGTCCGTGTTTCTATCGTGTCGCTTTTTACATAAACCGTGTCGGGTTTTGTTTTCGTTCTGTAATCCAGAACGCCTCCGCCGAATTTCAGCGTGCTGCCCGTTTTATGGCCCTTCTCTTCTTCGAAACTTTTCATCAATACCCGGTTCATGCTGTCGCACTCGAAGAGAGCTGTCAGCGATGCACTGTCGCCGCCAACAAAGACTGGAATGAGTGTCGAAACCTTTCGCTCTACCGTTTTAAGGTAGGGCGTTGTCAACGTTTCCGTCCGTGTTTTGCAGCCGGCCAATAGCACTGTCGTCAAAAGTATTGAAAATTTGTTCACTTTGGTTGATCTCCTGTTTTATTTTTTCTATCATGTCGACCAGATTCTCCGGCGTGATTCGGTCAAGAAGGCGGACAATCTTGCTGTTTATGGCCCGAAGGCGATTGACCTCCTTGGTCAGCTTGTCTACCTGTACCGACATTTCCGCATATTGATTGCCCATTTTTTCGGCGAGTTCCCGCCACATTTTTGCCACGGAATCCACGTTGTTTATTTCGGAGGCTCTTGCGTCCGCTGCCGCCTTAGCTTTCGTCGATTTCAACGTGAATAGCGTTACGATCATTCCGCTACCAAGCAGTAGGTTGAGGATGAGCGAAATAATTTCAAAAGTTCCCATGTTCTCCTATTTTGAAAAATACATTTCCGCTTCTTTTTCCCTCCTCCTCTTCAGCCCCTCGTTGTGCACGTATATTCCGTTTTTCTTTATCTTAGTCCACCTCGAAAATTCATACCGGATAGTGGGGTCGTTTGCATTTTGCTTCGCCTTTTTCAGTAGCGTACTCCTCCCGAAATTAGCGGTTCCGACGTTGAAAACAAAGCTGACAAGGGCGTCGAACTGATTTTGTGACAGGGAAAGGTTTTGTTCGTTCACGGCGTCCTCCGCCGTCTCCAGGTCACGCGCGAGGAGTTCGTCCGCCTCCCGTTCAGTTATTACATCACCGCTTTTCACGCCGCCCGTGTGCCCATAACCTATTGTCCAAGTTCCGCGCGAATCCCGATAAGCGTTCAGCCTCAACCCTTCGAAATGCTTAATCAGCTCGATGCCCTTGTTGCTCGTCTTCATTTCCTTTTTTGTTTCGCTTTTAAAACGGTGTTACCACCTATCTTGTCTTCGGTTGAGGCGGTATCTTCCGAATCCGCTACACCCGCATCGCTATTCTTAACCGGTATATCTACCGGCACGGCAAGCCCCCTTTTGATCAAGTCATCGGCACGCGCGGCTTCAAACTCGCGCTCTTCCCCCACTTCATACCTGTGGGTGTTGTCGTATTTGTCCATAAATCGTTTAAGGACAGTTACTCTCACTTTCTCCATTTTCGATCGTGTTTAACTTATCCTTCAGCAACACGGTTGTCGAGCAGCACAACGTGTTCTCCCCACGCGATGTTGGTATCGGCCTTCATCAGCATCTTAAAGAAATAGCGCTCTCCGGCATTTGTCAGTCGGTCGATC